AGAAGAACACATGAGCAACCCATACCCAGACTACAGCAAGGGTGTGTTTACAAAATCAGAGCATGGCGCAAAGTTAGCAGAACTTGGATGGCAAGAGATTGATTGTCCGATTTGCGGAGGTGGTGCGAGAGCGTTTCCAAAGCCACCACAGCGCACATGGGTTGGGCTGACGGATGAGGAGATCGGCAAACTGTACCGTGATGGGTGGTCTAACAACATGGAATTTGCCCGAGCTATTGAAGCCAAACTCAAGCAAAAGAACATATGAATAACTGGCCTTTTCCAACCAAATTACCACCCAGCAAACCTGGTGAACCTAAATTTAACCCCGACAACTTTGAACCAGCACCTTGGTAACTTAATGCGCCCACATCACCACAAAATCAGAGACTTAATGAAAACCCAGCAAGATGGGCTGTCAGCAGAATCAATTGCCAACCATCTAAAGGCTTTACCAGAAGTAATCCGCAAATCCCTTAAATCCATGCCTGACGCCTATATAGATCGATGGGAAGGCCCGTCAAATGGGCAATACACGGCTATCTGGTGCGTTGTCGATGTTCCCGAAAACTGCCCACACCCCAAAAAGGACAATCATGTTTTTCAAACTAGCTCGCAAGAATGACCCGCAGACTAGCAAAGATGCTGCTAAAAAAGTGGATTTTGAAGTTGGTCACTACGACCAAATCCTAGCTGTGCTGGTTCTTAGCGGCCCACAGGGAAAGGACGGGATAGCCGACAGATGTAAGCTAGACCCCAACCAAGTAGCCCGTAGGCTGAATGAAATGGCTAAATTAGGTTTGATTAGACCAACTGGTAAAACAGTTAAATCTAAATCAAACAGAAGCGAAAGAGAATGGGAACTTGTCTAAGCAATGAACAACAAACTTAACAAGCAGCAGCGCAAGTATCTAGGACGGGTCAAAGAACTGCCTTGCAGCGTATGCGATACAGTCGGGCCAAGTGAAGCCCACCACATCGTTCAAGGGCTGCAATATACCTGCGTTGCGCTATGCCCAGACTGCCACCGTGGGTCAACGATGGGCTGGCATGGTCAAAAAAGAGCTTGGGCAATCCGCAAAATGGAAGAACTGGATGCCCTTAACGTAACGATTCAGCGGTTAAACGCTTAGTATTTTCTCATGTGTGGCAGAGGCGCTTTGCTTTGGTCTGAGCCAGGGTGATGCGCTTTTTCCATTGGGAGGCTCATGTGTTTATTCAGCTTCTCAGCCAAACGCTCAACCTTTTGCTCCAAAGGGTGTTGATGGCTTTTCTCCACAACGTAGTGACCCTTGGGAGATTCTTTGCCTTTGCCTGTGATTGTGTATGCCATTATCGTACCTTTATGATCTGTCCACGAAATTCGATATGCTCATTATCCCACTTTCGAGCCAATTCGGGTTGCAATAGTTGACCCTTAAATAAAGTCAACACAGCAAACCCAGAACCCCAATTAAGTGGCGCATCCTCGGTGTAATTGTAAAACTGTGGCCCTTCAACTTCTGCCAGCGTTCCAGAATCCACACCGTAACGAACCCCGTTGTAGTCGCTGTAAGGTGTCCATTTAAGCTGGTGAAGGTGACCTGTCACCATAGACACACCAGAGCCTAACGTGTTGTTATAGGTAGCGTGTGCGCCACCCTTCCAGCGGTGCTTAACAACTAATGTCTCAGTAGGCCAGCACGACCAGCAAGGTTCCCAATCAGGGAAATGGTCACGCAATGAAAATCCCTTAACCTGTTCATACTGGGGCGCATTAGCCGCTAGGAAGGTCTCAAAGCGTGCATCGTGGTTGCCCAAAGGCCATACCAGCTTGACGTTATGACGGGCTGCTTTAGCGGCTTCCTCGACTTCACCCAACTGAGTCTTACAAGATTTAAGTTCTTCGACTAAGGATGGGCTGTGAGTAAATCCAATCCGAGGATGGCGGCTAATAGTAGCGGCATCAAAAGCATCGCCGTTGCAGATAACGGCTTTGGGCTGGAGTTCTTTAATAAGATGTAAAAGACCATCAAAAGCGGTAGATCGATTGCCAGGCCAGAAATGGGCATCAGAAAAAACGATGACACATCCATTTTCGATTCCTAAGAGCTTACGGGCCGGATGCTCTCTAACAATGGCTCTTTCTTTGATGTTATACAAAGGGGCATCAATCTTTTCTTCTAGCCGATCTCTGCGCCTGTAAATGTTTCTCTCATCCATGCCAGTAATCTTGGCAATTTTTCTAGCAGAACCGTGTTCTCGCCAAAGTTGCAAAAATTCTTCATCTGTAATCTTGATAAGAGGCATCTAAATCTCCAATAGCAGCTTTTCCAGCACATTGATGACTTGATGCTCTACGCCCTCATCATCTGAGAATTTACGCAAATCGTGCAGAAAAACGTGCAATGCCTCATGCAGCGCAGTAGATTCCAAACTGCTTGGTGTGATTTCTTCTTCACCAAAAGAACCAAGCTGGTAAGTCGCTAGTCTTGCCTCATCATCAAAGCTAATGCAAGCCATAGCATCCCTAGCAACTTTGTTATAACGCTCAATGCGCCAATCGTTCAAATTTAACTTTGCTTGCCATTTTCTAATAAAGTTATCAAAAACAATGGCTTGCTCGGCATTTGGCACGTTTTTCATGACGACATTAGGTGCGTCTAACATTACGCCAATATGTCAAACTAGGAATAATTTAGATTCTTCTTCTCGCCTTGTTACTAAGCCTGGCAGCACACGACCAGCCGCCTTATTCCATTGTTTGAATTGCTCGGCAGCACCGTCATAATCGCCAGCGTTCAGCAACTTCAACAAAGTGCTACCTTTGTAGCTACCCATGCCCACGTTGTAAACAAACGAGCAAATAGCCGCTTTCTGGTTGTCGTTTAGGGACACATGGGTCACAGCGTCAATCTTGTCGCCCAAAATGTTTAAACGATTGGCTAGGTCTGTATCAGCCTGATCTTGCGTCCAGACCGATTCTGAGTGGATTTCTGGGCCAGTTGCGCCGTAGCCAATAGTCCAAGGTGCGCCGCCCGTCCCAGGGTCTGGATAAGCCTCTAGCTTGCAGCCTTCGTGACGCTTAATTTCTTCAGTAGCAATTTCAAGCCAGTTCATGTTGTTGGTGTCGAGTTATGAATCATCTCTGTCTTGGTCATGCTTTCATGTGAGCTACCAAAGTAGAACCCAATGATGCCCGTCCAAGCCGTACCAAGGCTACCCAACATAATGTCGATCTGGGGTGCGTGTTGGATTTGTCCATACATCAACCCACCCAAGATGCCAAAAAAGCCGCCTGTGATCGTTATAGCGAGAATTGAGGGTATCCACGACTTGGTAGCCGCTTGCATATCACGGGCAGATTTGCGATCTTCCACAGCCAGCTTCTCAAAGTCCAAGTTCATCGACTGAGCTTGCGCTTTGAGTTGGATTTCAGCTTGCTGGACAGCCGCAATCTGGTCAGCGTTCAACTTGCCGTTTTGCAGCATCTTTTGTGCGTCATCTTGGCTAACGCCTAAGACTTTAGAAACGGCTTCATAAGCCAAGCCACCAAGAGGGCCACCCAAGCAAGTGGCAATTGTTGGGGCAATTTGAGCTAACCAATCCATGTTAATGCTTCCTTTTATAGTTGCTGTGCTGTTCTTTTTTAGCCGTTTCCACAATGTCAGTCACGACATAGTAGCCACCGCCGAGCAAAAATACCAACAAAATAACGACAAGAGCAGCGAGGATAAATTCTTCTTGTTCTTCTTTTTGCTTCTTGGCTCGGTCTTCGGCAGCTTGGGCAGCGTACTTGTCAGCCTTGTCCATCTCGCCAGCACGACTTTTGATTCTGTTCCAAACGTCCACTTTGCCAGCTTGCATAAACAGCATTTGCAACTCAGACTCAAACTGTTTAGATTGCTCCAGCGCCATTTCAATCTGAATGGCTGTTCCCATGTTGGAGGCTTTGCCGGAATCTTTAGCCTCTTTGACCGCTTGAACTGCGTTTGTCTTAGCGTCAAAATACTTGCCCAATACAGGCCCTAAAGACGCAACATCATCAACGGTAGCACTTACCTTTTTTACAAGGGCTACCGCTGACTGAATCGCTGCTAGGGCCGTTAAGGGGTCAATCATTTCAGATTAATAAAATTGTGAGTTATGTAACCAACAAAGGAACTGATCGCCGAAACGATAGCCATTCCCACCCAAAAGCCGCCTTTGGATTTGTTAGCCAGTTCCAGCAATTGCTCCATGCC